TGTCCACTGTCACCTTGTACAGCCCGCTGGCCCTTGCCGTGTAGCTGGGGTGGGTGTATTTGTTTGCCCCGGCTGTTACCCCGTCCAGCTTTGTTTTATCCGCCGCGCTCATCAGGCCCTCTGCGCTTGTTGTGGCGGCGCTGTATGTGGTATCGCTTTCCGGTATCCCAAGCGCCGTAATGTCACTTTTGTCCACAGCTGTCGCCGCGCTCACATGGCCGGTGCCGTCCACCGTCACCTTGTACAGCCCGCTGGCCCTTGCCGTGTAGCTGGGGTGGGTGTAGTTGTTGGCGTTTTCGGCAATGCCGTCCAGCTTCGTTTTGTCCGCAGCGCTCATCAGGCCGTTTGTGCTTTGCGTTGCCACATCGCTCGGCTTTGCTTCAATGGCACTTTTGGCTGCCGCTTCTGCGCTGGCTGCCGCTGCCTCCGCCTTGCTTACGGCGGTTTGGCTGGCTGTTTCCGCGGCGGCCCTGTCTGCCGCTGCGGCTGTCGCGCTGGTTTTGGCCTGCCCGGCATAGTATTCGGCGTTGTCCGCATCCTCTCCGGTTCGGGTCCCTGTTCCGCCCGCCGCCCAGCTTTCGGCGCGTACTGCTGCGTTCCCCGCGCTTTTTGCGTCCGCGTCTGCCTGCACGGCACTCTTGGCAGCCTGCACGGCATAGGCCTGTGCCTGCCGCCTGTCGTCGCCGCTGTCCAGCCCGCAGCCCAAAACCTCGCTCAGCGGGTCCGGCACACTGCTGGTCAATCCGTCTGCTTGTGTTGCCATATCATATACCTCTTGTTACAATCGCGTTGATCGCCGTCAGTCCACTCGGCAGGCCAGTCAGTTTTCCGTTGCTGATGCTTAGGCTCAAACTGGTACTGCTTGGGCTGCCATATATAGCGCCCTTGTGGTACTTGTCGCCCTCAAACGCGACCAGGCTCGTAGTCTGCTGGCCCCAGCCGCCGGAACTGGTCATGGTGCCGTAGCCCCAGATCTTGATTGCCCCGTCAGTGCGCTTAAAACTAACGCTGGGGTTGGTGTTCGTAATGGCATAAGCCTCAACGTTGTTATTGCTTTCGGCAGGCTCCACAGTGCCCGTGATTTTTTGGCCCTGCACATAAGCAGTTTTGCCCTTGGCAACGTCATCCGCCGTTGCAGTGGCATCACTGGTATCGGCATCGTTGGTGTTGGTACCGGTGAGCTTCAGCCCGGCTTTGCTGGTAAATGTTTTGCCGGAAATCACGTCCGCAGCGGTAGCGTCGCCAAAAAGAGTAGCATCGGCTCCAAGCTTTATATAGCTATCAATCCGCATGATCTCGTCGTTGCCCATCCAGGGGATTGTTATGTTGATTAAATCTCTATTGCTGTCACGTTCAAACGTGACATTTTCAGAGCCCGTAGTAAAGTAGTTTTTTGTTTTCCCTTTAGTATACTCGTACAGCTTGCCCGTGATTTTTTGGCCCTGCACATAAGCAGTTTTGCCCTTGGCAATATCTTTCGCTGTCGCCGTAGCATCGCTGGTATCCACCCCCGTGTCGATCTGCTCCACCAGCGCGGCGTACCCGTCCAGCGTTGTGTCATCCGGCACCGTTACGCCCTTGGCGGTGATCGCCGTGGCAAGGTCGCTTTTCGCCCCGCTTAAGCGGCTGATCTGCGTTTTAATGTTCGTGTCCGCCATGCGCTTCTCCTTTCAGCAGCATCAGATCGCCGCCAGCGCGTCGTAAATATCATCCGTCAGGCTCACGGTGCCGCCGCTCGTGTACCCCGCGGGCACAGCCACGCTCAGGGTCGTCAGGCCGTCAATGGTCAGGCTGGTGGCCCCGTTGTTGGCCATGGTGCCCGTCACCTGGCTGCCGTTCACCCAGGCTTTTTTGCCGCTCAGGATGTTGGCTGCGCTCGCCGCGTCGGTCGTGCTCTCCGTCGTGTCCACATACAGCGCGGGAATGGCCGCCACGCTCACGCTGGAAAGCACCTTGCCGCTGGTCGGGGTCACGGTCTGGGCGCTCTTGGTGGGCGTCACGCTCTTGCTCTCTTTGGTAATGCTCACCTTGCCGCTGCCGCTGTGGTAGCCCTTGGCGATGGTGTAGCTGGTGGTCGTGGTGTCCAGCGTCTTGGTCACAGCGCCGTTGTTGGCCATCGTGCCAGTCAGGGTCTTGCCGGTGCTGTCCACCACGATCTTGCCGGACAGCACATCCGCCGCCGTCGCCGTCACGCTCGAAACGTCCTGGTAGTTGGACGGGATCGCCGCCACCGTCACATCGGACAGGCCATAATAGCCGCTGTCCGGCGTCACGCTCTGCTGGCTCTTGGTCGGCGTCACCTTCTTGCTTTGCAGGTTGTAATTGCCGCCGCCGGAAACGCCGGAAACCGTGCCGCTGCCGTTGTGGTAGCCCTTTGGAATGGTGTAGGTGTCGCCCTCCTGCACCGTCGCGCTCACTGCGCCCTGGTTGGTGATTCCGCTGATGGCGGTGGCCAGCGCGTCCAGGTTGGCCGTGCTCTCCGCCATGCCCAGCTCCACCAGCTTGGTGCGGATGGTGTTGCGGTCGTTCTGGATGCGGGTGATCTCGGTCGCAATGTTGGTCTGTGTCGTGTCTGGCATGTTCTATCCTCCTCAAATGGTGCCCAGAAGCACCGCGATGTTGCCCACCTCCACCGCCACGGCGGCGCTGGTCACGGGCAGGGTGTTGTCGGTTTCCACAGCGTCGGCGCAGTCCACACACAAAGCGCCGCTCTCCCATTTCAGGCCGTGGCCAATGCTCAGGCTTCCGCCGGTCTGCACGGCGCCGGTTTTCAGGCTCAGGCTTACCGCCTCGCCGCCGCTCATGCTCATCTGCACGGTTTCACTGCTGTTCAGCAAACTCAGCTTCATGTGATCACCCCGCCCAGCAGTATCCGCTCCACCGGCAACGCCACAATGTTGCTGGCCAGCACCGCGCCGGTCGTTGTCACGGCGCGCAGCTGTATTTCCACGTTGCCGCCCTCCTCAAATTTTAAGGTTTCTTCCTGTGTCAGCGTCACCGTCAGGGTCTTGGCGTCATTGTCGGCGGTAATGCTGTCCTCCCGCCGGGTCACTTCCCTCCCGTATCCCTGCCGGAACGTCAAATACAGGCTCACCAGCGTTCCCGGCTCTATGTCCAGCTTAAACACCAGCGTCGGGGTCGTTCCCTGGGTCATACCATACCCTCCTTGCCGGGCTGTTTTTCCGGCTTTTGCGCCGGTGCGCCCGCTTCTGCCTTTATTTTGCCATGCCGCCGTATCCGGGCGCGCCCCCACTTGTCCCGTAAAATTCAAAACGCCCCCGGTTGCCGCTCTCACACGGCCCGCCGGGGGCATCTTTATGCGTTATTGGTTCAGGAGCTTCATTCCCATTTCTTAAAATCGTCCGCCTCGTACACCGTCAGCCCGTCCACCTTCAGCCTGCACAGCATCTCGGCAATCTCCTGCCGCCCGGCCGTGTCCGCCGCCTGGTATCTCGGCTTCATCTCTTTTGTTATGGCGCTGCGGATCGCTGTGCGCAGTTCCTTGGCGTCCCTGGCGCTGTCCAGCACGCTGTCATATTCCTCGCGGGTCAGGGTCCCGGCCTCCATCATCCGGCTTGCCTGCGCCGCCGCTTCCTCGTCGGCCCGCTCCAGCTGCCGTACCCTCTCGTCGATCATCTCCTGCACCGCGTCTGCGTCCGCCGTGTCCAGCGCCGCCGTAATGTCGGCGCTGCCCACCGTCACGCCCCAGCCGGTCACGGTGTCCAAATCGTACACCCGCTCCCCGCCGTATTCCAGCCCCATCAGGGCGTCCAGCATCTCGGCGCGTTCCTCGCTGTCCGCCTGCTGGTACGCCTTGCTGTACAGCTTCGTCACGGTGCTGCGGGCGGCGGTCACGGCGTCGGCGGGGTCGGTGCCGCTCTTTACCTTGGCATCCACCTGCCCGGCAAACAGCCGGCTCGCCTTGTCAGCGTCGCCGCCGTCCAGCGCCAGGGCAATGCGGTTCAGGTCCTTGTCCATCCCCAGCGGGTCGTCGGCGCCGGCAAGGCCGGTCAGCGTGTCGTATACGCCCTTCACGTCGCGCAGGGCTGCGCTCACCGCCACGCCGGTAACATTGCTCACCGCGTTGGCCGTGCGGTACAGCACCTGGTACAGGCTCGTTGTTTTGCCCGTCAGGTACTTGTTCCACACACTCACCGCGTCCATCACGTCGCCGATCCACTCCACGTCGTTGCGCTTTATGGTATAGGTCGCGTTCCCGTCCGCGCGCTCGGTGATAAACCCGATGATGTCCTGCAAAAGCGGCAGGTTCCCCGGCAAATTCACCCCGTCCGCAAAGTTTTCCAGCACGTTCTGGGCATATACCTTGGCCAGGCTTGCCGCAGTCAGCCGTTCGTCGTCGTCCTCGTCGTCGCCGCGCGGGTGCCGCAGGGTGTCCACGGCGGCCGCGGCCGCGGCGGTCGCCATCGCCGTTGCCACATAGGTAACGCCCACACGGGCAAACCTTGCCCGCGCGGCCTTGTCCTTCGGGTTCTGCGCCAGGTTCACCGCCGCCTGGGCCACCATGGCATAGCTTTTAATGGGTTCCGCCATAAAGTTTGTCAGCGCCTTCGTCCACACATCCGTGCTCCGCATGATCTGGCTGCGGTGCAGCACGCTGTCCACCACCTGCGTCTTGTCCACAATCTCGCTCAGCCGCGCGGCGCACTGCCGGTTAAATTCTTCGCTGTCATATTCAAGCTCCGGGTGCTTGTCCAGCGTTTCCAGCTCGCAGGCGTTCCACAAAGCGCCCCAGGTGGTTTTGTCGCCCCACTCCGCCATCGCGGTGCTGGCGCTCCGCACCCGCTCAAGCGCCGTTTCCTCGTCCAGCGCCATGGCGCGCACATCCTTGCCCAGGTTGGTTTCAAAATATCCCTGGCTTTTCCACCAGGCAATGGCGCAGTATTTTTCGGCTTTCGCCATGCCGCCCTCAAAGGTCTGGCCCTTGGCCCTGGCCGCCAGCCCTTTGCCCAGGTTGGCCGCGCCGCGCCCCAAAGCGCCCCGCAGGTATTTGGGTGCGATCTCCGCCCCCGCGCGGAAGTACGCCGTCGGCTGCTGCACCGCCACGCGCAGGTTCGCGCCCACCTTGGCAACCTTCCAGTTGCGCGTCGCGGTGTTCATCAGGCGCTCGCCGCCGCTCTTGTATCCGGTACTCGCCTGGCCGTTAATGTCCCGCATCAGCGTTTCAAAATAGTCCTTGCCCTTGCGCCCCAGCAGGTTGTCAATGCCCTCCTTCACGCTCACGGCGCTTTCCGGCGCGCGCCAGTTGTACCACTTCATCATGTCGCTTAACGGGATGCACCACCCGTAATAGGTCGCCATCTCCGTCGTGTGCCCAAAAAACGTGTCAAAGGCGTCGCCCACCACCAGCGGGTTGTTGGCGCCCTTCACCAGCGCCTTGGTCATGCCAAGGTTTTTAATGCCGTTCAGCCCGGCCTGCCTGCTGCTGGCTGCCGTTGTGGCGGTAAAGTCGTTGCTGCTGCTCATCGGCCAGTAGTGCGTTTCGGTAAATTTGTCGTACCCGTACAGCGTGTTGCTCACCTCGTTGCCCCACGCCGCCGCGGTCGTGCTCAGGTATTCCTGCATGGCGCGTGCCGTCTGCACCTGCTCGGTCGTCAGGCTGCCGGTAATCTCCGCCAGCTGCCCCGGCGTCAGCTTCACCCGCCGCCCCGGCTTGCCCTTGGCGTCCTTCAGCTGGATGCCGCCGATCATCAAATGCTCCTTCGCCGCCGCGCGCTGGCTCAGGCAGTACAGCTCCATGGCCTGCCCCGGTGTCAGCTCCAGCACGGTGTCCGCCATGCTGGCCGCGTCGGTCACGGTAAATTTGCGCTTTTCGGCCTTGCGCCCCGTCCACTTGTCCACGTCCGTTTTGTCTTTCAGCAGGGCCTGCGTCCACTCCACCGTTTCGCGCAGCTTCCACGCCCGCTTGTCAAACCCTTCGCGTATGGGCCGGTACATCTGCTCTGCCGTGTCGCCCAGGGCGGCAAAATACCGCCCTGCGTCCATCATATCCACGCCAAGCAGCTGCCCCAGGGCGTCGCCCGCCGTGGTGTCGGCGGCGGCCTTCACCGCCTTGCCCAACAGGTTGTTTTTGTTCTTTACCTGTTGCTTTTCCCGCGCGGCCATCTCGGCCACACTCGCGTCGCCCGCGGCGGCAATGGTTTCCCTGCTGCCCTCGGCCAGCAGCTTGTTGGCCTGCGTGATGCTCTTGGTCATGCTTTTCAAAATCACATCCAGCTGCCGCATCTGCTCGCCGCTGAACTGCCCAATCCCCGTCTTTCCGCCGGTCTGCTGCAACAGCGTGTCAATGTATCCCGGCAGGCTGGGGTCAAAATCGGCATAGTCGCCCGCGCCTGCGCCCATGTGTTCCAGCGCCTCGGCGTTCTTGGCCATCAGGGCAATGTCCTTCATGGTTTCCTGCCACCGCTGCGCCGTCGCCGTGCCCGCGTTGCTGGTGTTCCAGTCAAACAGGTTCAGCACGTTCAGCACGGCGGTGCGCATCTTCTTGGGCACATGTTTGGTGTCCGTCGGCTCCCGCAGCCAGGCCGCCAGGGTGCGCACCTGCTTCTGGGCACTGTCCCGGCTTTTGCGGTACAAAAGCCCGTCGTTGCGCCGTTGCATCCGCGTGGCAAACTCCGCCTGCTGGCGCACCAGCTTTTTGTCCCGCGTCTGCACCCATTTCAGCTTTTGCATCCGCTCCCGCATCACGGCGTCGTCCTTGGCGTTCTGTGCCTTCTGCTTGTAAACCTCCAGCATGGCGTCAAACCGCTCTTTCCGGTTGGCGTATGCCTGGTCGTACAGGGCCTTCATCTCGGCCTGCGCGTCCCGCCGCCCCTTGCGGTACTCGGCGCGCGCGGCCTTCTGCGCGTCCTGCGCCGCGCGGTCTGCCATGGTGCGGCGTGTCGGGCTGTTCAGGTATCCCTCCACCGCCTCGTTGGCCAGGTCAAGCGCCAGTGTTTCCATGTCCATGCCATACGGGTTCTCCACCACCGGCACGCTTGCCTCATACACCCCCAGCACCGCGTCGGTAAAGGCGGTAATGTCGGTGTTCTCCGCGTCAAAGGTTCCCGGCCAGCTCTCGGCCAGCTCGGCCTGCATCGTGTCCCAGTTTCCGGCCCCGTCGGTCAGCCGCACGTTCAGCCGGCCAAACAGCGCCTTGCGCACGTTGCCCCACTGCCGCCCGTTTTTGCCGTCGCCGTAGGCGTTCATCAGCTCGGCAAACTCCGCGCTGTCCCGGCGCACCTCCAGCGTCGTGCCGCGCAGGGTTTCGCGCAGCGGTTTATAGTATTCCCGCAGCTCGGTGTTTTTCTGCTCGCTCTCGTTCAGCACCCCGCGCATCACGTCGGTCAGGGCGTCCATCGCGTCGGCGTTCAGCGTCGGCTCGCCGTTGCCTTCCACGTTAAACACCCGCCACAAATCGCCGCTCAGCCTGTCCACGCCGTACTTGCTGCCCGTCAGCTTCAAAATGCGCTGGGCAATGCCCCGCGCGCTCGCCCGGCTTACGCTGTGCCCGCCCGATGCCTTAAACTCCTGCCGCAGCACCTCCATCTGCTGTTCCATGTACAGGTTTTTCTGCGCCAGCTCCCGGTTCTGCGCCCGCAGGTCGTCATAGTCCGCCTCCGTCGGGGCGCTGTACCGCAGTCCTTCGCCAAAGCCAGCCGTTGTTTCCGTGTCCATGCCAAAGGCATATTTTACATTCGCAGATAAATTTTCGCCCAGTTCCTCCTTGACGCTGCCCAAAAAATCTTCTATACTGATGTTGGAACCGTACAGAGCAACGGCATTCGTGCTGACCTCTCGCCCCTTGAGGGATTCGGTTCCATTTTTAATTTGTCTGCCTGTATGGGCGTACAGGCTTCCCCGCAAGGGTTCCATGCTGTCGGCATCCAGCACCTTCTGGCCGTCCTCGTACATATTTACAACAAAGCGGATCCCCATCAGGCTGCCGTCGCTCATGCGTGCCGCCCCAAGGTACAAATCACTTCGCACCTCCTTGCCGCGCGCTTCCAGCTCGTTCACCTTTACGGCGTTCTCCAAAATCGGCCCGATCTGCCCCACATACGGGGCATTTTTTTGTATCTGGGCCGCGTTCAAAAGCCCGTGCCGCAGCCCAGCCCTCGTCACAACAATGGTATCTCCCGTGTATCGGTTTACCACGCTCCCGCTGTTTTTGCCCGGTATGCGCTGCGTGCTCGCCAGGCCCGCATCCAAAATTTCCTTTACGGGCTTGTCGGCCAGGTCGTTTTCCTCCACCTCGGTGATCTCCATATCCGGCAGTTCCCGCAGGGTTTCAAAGCTCACCTGTTCTTCGCCCGTTTTCCTTCTCTGCGGGTGTTTCTCGGCGTCTACCTTCTTGCTGTACCGGAACCGGTTCAGTTCGCTTTGCTCCGGCAGGCTGCCTGTGCGGTAATATGTTTCCAGGTCGCGCACCACTTCGCTGCCGCGCACCCGGCCTTCGTACCAGCGCGTCGCGGCAGTGCTGCCGTCTTTGCGGCTGATGTCCAGGTTAAACCCATGCTTTGCCGCGCCCAGCGTGTCGGCCATCTCGGCAATGGCCGCCTTCTGCGCGTCGCTCACCTCGGTTTCGGCGCTCACGTCCACGCCGGGGCTTTCCGCCATCACCCGCACATTGCCTTCGGCAATAAAGGCATTCAGGTAATCCGTCTGTTCTGCCCCGCGCGCAAGCTCCGCCGGGCCGTAAACGCTTTGGATGTCGCGGTGGTCAAGGTCGCGTACGCTCTTGTCGCTCCCTCCGCTGAAATCCAGCATTCGCCCGTCCGGCAAAATGTACCCGGCGCTCTCAAACCACTTTGTGGTGCCGTAGGTGTCCGCTGCCTGTTCCCGGTGGTAATCCTCCCGGCTCATGCCGCTTTCCCGCACCTCGGCGTCGTACTCGGCCTGCTGGGCCTGCTTTTTCTGCCATGCCTTGTCCTGCTCCTGCTCGCGGGCCTGTTTGATCACTTCCTGTGCCAGGTCGCGCTGTTCCAGCAGCGCGTCCTGCTCGGCCTTAAACCGGTTTTCCGCCGCCTTGTATTCCAGGTATTCCTGGCTCTGTTTCCACTGCACCGCGTCCCCGGCGCGCTTGTGCTGCATCAGGCGGGCCAAAAACCGCCCATGTTCGGCCTCGTCCTGCTGCCGCCACGCTTTTTCCCTCGCCCAGCTGTCCTTCAGGGCGCGTTCCGCTTCGCGGTACTCCGCCCGCGCTTTTTCCAGTTCTTCCTGTGTCACCGCGCCGCTGATCTTCTCACTGTACTTGACATCCGCGTCCCCAAGCTGTATACTGCGAATAAGACCAAAACTGGTTCCGTCCAAAGGCACGCGGTTGCCGCGGACTTGGAACCACTCTTTGGTCTTCTTTTTGTTTTCATTCAAATACAAAATGCTTTCATCTGTAATCAGCTTTGCAAAGTCGCTGCGGGCGTGGATCGTGCGGATTTTTGTTACGGCGTTTCGCCCGGCCACATCTTTGGCCACCATAACACCCACCAGAACCGGCGTGCCGTCTGCTGTTTGCAGGTCGCCAAACACGTTCACTGTGTTCTTCAGCGTCATGGCCTGCGTAATGGCAATCGGGTCGTTCAGCAGCTCCGGTATTCTCTGCACCAGCTCCGCCGTCAAATGGTCGCCGTGGTTCGTCAGCTCCTTTTGCAGCTTGCTCGCGTCAAAGTACACGTCCGCCGCCGCAAATCCCACCTGGTTCAGCGCGCTGCCCTCCTGCACCGTGCCCACCTTCACGCGGCTGCCGGGTTTCAGGCTCTGCCACTGCTCCACCTGTCGGCGGTAATATTTGTCCTCGCGGAAGTCTTTCTTCCTGCTCTGTTCGTTTTTGCTCAGCTTCACGCCCTCGCTTGCCGCGGGGGCGTTTTTTGTATCGCTGTCCGCCTGTCCGGCGGCCTCCAGGCGCGCGCGGGCGTTCCGGCGCGCGGTTTCCAGCTCGGCCAGGGCCTCGTCGCACACGGCGCGCGCTTTCTCGGCGTTCTCGGCGCGCTCGGCAAGCCGCCGCCCGTCTGCGGCGCCCAGCGTCGCGTCGCCGCCGCGCAAAAGGCTGCGGATGCTGCCCACGATCTTGTCCAGCATCTCGCGCAAAGCCTGCAAAACGCTGCGCTTCTCCTCCCGCGTCGTTTCGCTGTCCTCGCTCACATATTCCACAAACGCGCGGGTGTTCTCCTCGCTGCTCATAATGCCGGCAAACAGGTCGCGGGCATACTCGTCCGCCGCCTGCGTCCTGTCGCCGTAGCTGCTCTCGTACCGGCCAATGTGCTGCTGCACGCCGCCCAGCCCGTATTCGCTTGCCGCAAACGCCATCGTCCGCGCGCGCAGCCTGGCCCAGCCCTCCGGGTTCTCGCCCTCCATCCAGTGGGTCAGCTCGTGCTGCACCGTCTGGTAGGCGTTGGCGCTGTTTTCGCCCACGGTCAGGGCTGCCGCACCGGCGGCCCAGTACCCGTTCACCTCCCCGCCGTTGTCGGCGGTCAGCTGGCGTACCACGTCCACATTCATGCCAAACTTTTCCGCCACGCCCTGCAAAACGGCATCCGGCACCTGCGCGCTGCCGGCCGGCACGCCGTCATAGCGCACCTCCGGTTCCGTCACGGCGGCGGCAGGCTGCTGCACCGTCAGGGCGCTGGCGGCGTTGCGCCCCAGGCTGTACGCGGTGTACAGCGCCGCGTCGTCCTGCACCACGGCGGCGCGCGCTGCGCTGGCGCTTTTCGCCTGCTCAAAGCTCAAAACGCCCTCGCGCCCGGCGTTATACATGCTGTGCATCTCCTGCACATACACCGCCGGGCTTTGCCCCTTGTACCGCTCCACCAGCGCCTTTTTCATGTAAGGGGTATAGCTTTCCTCCGCGTCGGCAAACGCCTGTATTCCTTCCACGGTTTCCCGGCGCACCGTGCCCCGCTCCAGTGCCACCGTGTCCGCCTGCGGCGCGCTTTCCTGCGCGTACCGCTCGGCGGCGGCCTGCGCAAGCGCCGCCTCGCTCACCGCCTGCGCATCGGCGCGCTGTGCCGCTTCCTCCCCGGTCAGGGTGTCGGCGTCCTGTGCCGCTTTCTCCTGTGCCAGCGCGTCAGCGGCGGCCTGTGCGGCGTTTTCCGCCTGCCGGGCGGCAAGTTCCCCGTCAGCGTTTTGCGCGCTCTCCTGCGCGCTCTGGGCCGCCTGCGGGGCATACTTTTCCTCTGCCGCCGTGCTGCCGGGGCGGGTTTCCTCCTCCAGCCGCGCGGCGGCTCCCAGCGGGTCGGCGACGGCCTGCTGCATATCCTGCGCCTGCGTCAGCGCCGCCTCCCGCACAGCCTGCGCCGTGCGGGTGTTCGCCTGCTGCACTTGGTTCTCGCCGCCTGCCAGGTTCTCCGCCATTCGGGTGTTGGCGCGGTTCAAAGCAAGGTTCAGCCCTGTGCCTGCCGCACCGTAGAACCCGCCGCTGATGGCCCCCATCCCGGCATTCTGCGCAAGCTCCGCCCAGCTGAACTCGGCGTTCGGGTCTTTGGCGGCCACGTCGGCCAGGTAGTTCACCACATACCCCACGGCTTCCTCGGTGCCTTCCTCGCCCATCTGCTGCAGCAGGTTGCGCACCAGGCCCTTGCCGCCGCGGTTCACAATCTCCACCCAGCTGCCCACCGGCAAAACCTCGGTGCCCACCTCAATGCCGCCGCTCACCAGGCCGCGCCACAGCGCTTCGTCCGCGCCGGTGTCCTCGTCGTACAGCTCGGCCATGCGCCCGCCGGCCGCCTGCGCCCCCAGCGCGCCCAGGCTCACCGCCGGCCCCACGCCGGGGATCAGCGCCAGTGCCATGTTGGGCAAATTGCCTGCAATGGCGTTGGCTGTGTCCGCTCCAAACCGCGCCGCGCTGCCAAGGCCTGCCTGCGCTTTGGCCAGGTTCTCGCCGCCCTCGTGGTACAGCCGCATCCCGGCGCTGTTCTCATCGGTCAAAACGGTTTTCTGGTTGTCCTGCGGCCCGGCCTCCTTCGCCGCGTTGTAGCGCGCCAGCGCCGCCTCGTACTCGTCGCTGGTGCGGATCTGCCCGTTCTCGTCGGTTTCAAACACTTTGCCCTCGTCGGTCAGGCGTCGCAGTTCGGCCAGCGCATGCCGCTCGGCGCTGTTGTTGGCTGCCTCGTCGCGGGTGGCGGGGGCAATGCTTTCCGCCAGCGTTGCCCAGCTGCCCGCCGCCTGCTGTGCCAGGCCCTTCACGTCGCTGCCCAGCCGGTGCGCCGCGCTCCACGCGCTGCCGTAACTGTCGTACAGCTCCCCGGCCTGCTCGTAGGCGCGCTCCTCCTCCTCGCTCATCCCGGCGCGTATCCTCTGCGCCGCGCGCTGTGCCGCCGGGTTGCCGCGCCCCGCGCCGCGCTCGGCGTCCCACAGCGTCTTGGCTTCCGGGTTTTCGTCCAGCCAGGCGTTCACCTGGTCAAAAGCGCGGGCCTTGTCCGCCTGCGTCTGCCCGCCCGCCTGCGCCTGCCGCACCATGGCATCGATCACGGTGTCCCGCGCCGCCTGTTCCAGCGTGTCGGTGCGCGCCGTGTCGCTCATCACGCGGCTGCCAAGCGCCTGTTCGGCATCCTGCCGCCGGTTCAGGTTCAAAATGTCCTGCCCCAGCTGTTCCCGCCCGCTCACATACCGCTGTGTGCGGCCCGCCGGGGCGCTCAGGGCGGCGGCGTAGGCGCTGCCGCCCGTGCTGCCGCCGCCCTGCAAATAGCTGCTTGCCGTGCCGCGCGCGCTGCCCGTGCTCCGGCTCCCCAGCCCCGCGGCCCCCGCTGCCAACATGGTGATCACCTTCTGCCTGGCGGTTTCTTCCTGCCGGGCTTCCGTGCTTTGCCGGTTCGCCGTCTGGCTCTGTGCCTGCCAGATATTGCCCGTGCGCGCCTTTTGCTCCCGGCTTCTCGCGTCAATTCGCTCCTGCAAAGCCTGGCTTCCGGCATTGCTCGTTCCCTCATGGCTCAGGCCGTAGCTTTTTCCGCCGTAGCTTACGGTTCCTTTTTTCAGGTTCAGGCGTACCTGCCGCTCGTAATCGGCGCTTGTCTGTGCCGCCGTTTCCTGCGCCGCCGGGGCCGCTGTCTGTACAATGTCCTCCTTGTCGTCTGTCCTGATTTTTCCGTTCCGCAGGTTCAAATGTACGCTCATTGCTTTCTCCTTTAATCGATCGAAATTCCGTAGTGCGCGGCAATCGACTTTGCCTGTGCTTTGGTCAGGTTCCCTTTCTTGTAGCCGTTGTTTATCATGTTGGCAATGCCAACCTTGCCTGCGCGGGTGCTGGAATCATAGCTCTGTCCGCTGCCCGCCATCGGGTCAATCTTGCTGATCCAATACTGCACGGTATCGTCGCTGCTGCTCTTGCTGCTCCTGCTGCTTCTCGAACTGCTCCTGCCCGCAGAACTCCCGCTGCCGCCCGCGCTCGCCGCGCTGGCCGCCAGGCTGTCCGCGTACTGCTGCTTGTCAAACGCCAGCTGCTCGTTAAACTGCCTCTGGCTCTCCGCAAACTCCTGCTGCCACTGCTCGTCGCTCACCATGTCGCGGTAATCGCCGTAATAGTAGTCCAGCATCTGCTGCCAGCGGGTGTAATTGTCGCTGTACTCGCCGTAATCCTGGTTGTAGGCGGTGTCCTCGCGCTCCGTCAGGTAGTCCAGGTAATCCTGCCAGCGGTTGTAGTTGTCGCTGTATTCGCCGTAGTCCTGGCTGTACGCCGTGTCGGCGCGGTCGGTCAGGTAATCCAGGTAGTCGGCCCAGTTGCTGTACTTGTCCTGGTATCGCCCGTACTCGGCCTGGTATTCGCTGTCCGCGCGGTTCGTCAGGTAGTCCAGGTAATCCGCCCAGTTCGCGTACCGGTCCTGCCAGCGCCCGTACTGCATCTCATCCTGGTTTTGCAAAGCGCTCAGCTGGTTGTACAGGTCGTTCCCCTCGCCCTGGTACCGTTCATAGGCCGCCTGGTACAAATCGGGGATCACATTGTTCAGCTGCGTCAGGTACTGCTGGTTGGCCTGCGCGGCAGCGCTGGCCGTGTAGCTGCTGCCGTAGCCGCCCGTCAGGGCTGCCGCGTCCGCCGCCGCGTTGGCCGCCGCGTCGCTGCCCAGCTTGGTGTACTGGTTCTTGTACTGCTGGTACAAGGGGTCGGCGTTAAAATCATAGGCAAACGCCTTCCGGTTCTGTATCTGCTCCAGCAGGCTGTCGATCTGCGCGCCGTACTGGCTCTCATAGTCGCCGGGCCTCTGTGCCTGGTAATTTTTGATCGCCGCCTCGGCATCCAGCACCGCCTGGCTCTTGGTGTAATCGCCGGGCCGCTGCGCCTGGTAATCCTTCAGCGCCGCCTCAGCGTCCAGCACCGCCTGGCTTTTGGTGTATTCACTGGGCCGCGTGGTCTGGTAGTTCTTGCGCTCCGCCTCGGCGCTTGTCACCCGGTCGCTTCGGGTGTATGCGCCGGGGCGCTCCCGTTCGATCTGGTCAACTTTGCTTCGGTTTGCCATTTTCAGCCTCCTCCGGGTCACTGTCCCGTTCCATCTGCGCCCGCACCGTGCTCAGCAGGCCCTCCAGCACCAGTTCGTCAATGCTCAGGGGCAGGCCGTAGGTGTTCAGCACGCCCTCCACCGCCCTGCGCAGCTCCCGCACGCGCTTGTCAATGCTCTTCATCTCAGCCCTCCAAATGCGCCGCCGCGTCGGTGCGGATGGCGGCGATCGCCGTCAGCACGTCCTCGTCCAGTACAACGTAGTTCTTGCGGTTGTTGGTGCTCACGATGTTGCCGTCTGCGTCCAGCACGCTGTAAGAGAGCGTCACCCGCTCCCCCTCGCCGGTCGTCAGCACGCTAAAGCCTGTGATTTTGTTCATGGTCAAATCTCCTTTCAACTCGCTTCTTCTATCGTCAGTGGCAAACTCACCGCCGCTTCTGTTTCCGCCGCGTCCAGCAGGGCCGCGCCCCGGTTCTCCTCCTCCGGGTACTTGGCATCGCTCACGTCAGCGTACACGCCCTCAAAGCCGCGCTGTACGCCCCAGCACACCCAGTCAAAGCACTGTCCCGCCGGGCCGTGAACGATTGCGCCAAAGGCCGTTTTTTCTGCCCACAGCGCGGCGCTTGCGCCCGTCGGGGTCAGCGCCCAGCGCAAATCCTGCGTTTCGCTCACGGTCTCGCGGTAGCGCGGTTCGGTTGCGATGTAACAAAGGCCGGTTTCATCACACTCGCCGCTGCCCGCATCGCAGAACATCGGCTCCGGGCTTTCCACCGCGTTGATGGCCAGGTTTCCAAAATCGGTGCGCACAATGCGGTTCTTGGCGTCCCACGCGCTCAGGGAACGGCACTGGATGCCCTGGTTCACCTCCAGTTTTCCGCTGCACCCCACGCTGTTGTCCACCTGCTCGATCGTGATGCCCTGAAAGCTGCTGTCGTGCCACCATCCGTATTTCTGGTAGCGGGTGTCCGCGCAGAAAATGGTGGTGTCGCCCTCCGTCGTGGTTTTCAGCCCGTTCTGGATCACCCCCTGCGACATCCCGCTGCTGGTGGCGGTGCCCCCGTACCACTGGATCCCGCTCTTGTCGATGTACACCCGGTTCCCGTCCGACGCGCCCATCCGTATCCACGCGTTGTCCAGGTCGTACACCGTCGAATAATCGCTGTTGTGTATCTGCCCCGTGGTAATGTTTCCGCCGTTGATGATCGTCTTGTCCTGGTTCCAGGTACTCAAATCCGAAAATGTCACCACGCCGGTAAACCCAATGCTCCCGCTGGAAATCTCGGTGCTGCCCGCCATCAGGCGTATGGTGCTGCTGCTGTCCCCGTTCGCCACACTCAGCGTCAGGCTGTCCGCCCACTGCTTGATGGTGGTAACATCGCCCTCCGCGCTCTCCACGCGGGTGGTCAGGCCATTCGCCGTTGCCGTCAGGGTGGTAATGTTGCCCTCCGCGTCCGTCACACGGGTTTTCAGCCCCTCCGCCGTCGCCGTCAGGGTGGTAATGTCGCCCTCCGCGCTCTCCACACGGGTTTTCAGGCTGTCCGCCGTCTGCGTCAGGCTGGTAATGTTGCCCTCGGCGCTCTCCACACGGGTGCTCAGGCCGTTGGCCGTTGCCGTCAGGGTGGTAATATCGCCCTCCGCGCTCTCAATGCGCCCCGTCAGGCTCCCCGCTGTCTGCTGCAATTCGGTCACATCACCTTCGGCGGTTTCTATGCGGCTCGTCAGGCCGCTGGCCGTCTGCTGCAAACTGCTGATGTCGCCCTCCGCCGTTTCAATGCGGGTGCCAAACCCTTCCGCCGTCTGCGTCAGGCTGGTAATGTTGCCCTCCGCGCTCTCCACACGGGTGCTCAGGCCGTCCGCCGTCGCCGTCAGGGTGGTAATACTGCCCTCGGCGCTCTCAATGCGCCCTTCCAGTCCGGTCGCCGTCGCCGTCAGGGTGTTAATGTCGCCCTCGGCGCTCTCAATGCGCCCCGTCAGGCTGGTGGCCGTCTGCTCCAGGGTGGTAATATCGCCCTCGGCGCTTTCCACCCGCGCCGTAATGCTTGTGGCCGTCTGTTCCAGCGTGCTGATCCGCCCGCCCTGTGCCTCCACCTGGCTCGTCAGCCCTTCCGCCGTCAGCTTCAGCTCGGCCTGGGCATCGTCCAGCCCCGTCACCCGCAGGGTAATGGCATCCAGCGCCTGGCTGATTTCGCTGCTCAGGCCCCCGCTCTCAATTTTGCTGCGCAGCTCCTCGCTTAAATTGTCCTCGTCAATGTCGTTCAGGGCATACCGCAGCATTTCCTGTATCTGGAACAGGTAGCTTTTTATCTTTTTGCCGTCCTTGCCGCTCAGCTGCCCCGTGTCAATGCTCGGCATCTGCAACTGGCTCAGGTTTGCCATTGCCCGCACCTCCTCATCCGTTCAGGCTGTCCCGCTCGCGCCGTTCGCTGCCCGTCGCTGTCACCCGGCTCATGGCGTACACCTTGCACGGCCCCACACCGCACAGCCGCAGCCGCACATGGTCGCACCGGCGCAAGATCACCGGCAAAAACACACTCCGGCTCCGCCTGCCCGCAAAATCCGCCGCGCGCTGCCAGTCCCCGTCGTCATACTGCGCCCACACCGCAAACCGGCTTCCCTCCGGCAGCCACAGCCGGATTTGCAGCCGGTTGGTGTAGTGCGCATCCAGCACATACGGGTCCAGCATCCCGGTTTCGGCCATCCAGCGCACCGGCCCCTCGGTCGCTTCCCCTTCCGCCGGGGTCAGCTTCCAAACACACCCGTCCGCGTCCAGCATGTAGGCGTTCCCGTTCAGCGTCGCAAATGCCGCCGCGTGGGCCGCGTCCTCGCGGCACCAAATGCCGGTTTCCGTGTCGTACACAAACAGGTGCCAGCTTTCCGCCGCGTCCTGCATGCTCAGGTACAGCCGCCCGCGCTCGGTGCCCGCCACGGCGTTTTGGTAATACACGCCGCCCAGCGCCGCGCTCACGCTTTCCGGCACACTGCCGTCATAGGCCATCACGCCGTGGTCGGCCTTGTAATACAGGGTGCTGCCCACCATGCACAGGCTTTTGGCGCTGCCCGGCTGCACCCCCTCGCAGGCCGTCATGCTCACCTGGAAGTTGCTCGGCTTGCTGCCGTATACCTTGTGCAGGCAGTTCTCCTTAAAAAACAGCACATACCCCAGCTGCACTGCCGCGCCGGTAAACGGCCCGTCGCTGCCCACGCTCACGGTGTAGCTGTCGGTCGCCAGCCCAGCAAAGCAGTTCCAGTTGGTCGCGTCGCCCAGCTTGCAGGCGTAAATCTCGTTTTCCTCGCTGCTGCACCCCCACAGCCGGTTGTTGCACTCCACCACATAATCCAGCTTCGGGGCCTTTCGCTCCAGCGTCACCGCGTCGGTCTGGCTTGCCGTTTCGTCCAAAAAGCCCACCACCACAACCGCGTCGTCCGCCGCCTGCTGCAGCAGCATCTCGCCGTTCAGGTCGGCCCCCACGCTGTCCAGCACCCCGCTCACCGTCACGGTGTCGCCTTCCGCCAGGTTCCTGCCAATGCCGGCGGCGCTTATCATCACATAGGTGGTCGGTATCGTGTTCCACAGCTTTGTGGCAGCGCTGTACTTTTTCAGGCAGTGCGGGTCGCTGCCGGTACACAGCCAGTATTTTGTCGTGTCCTCCGGCTCGGTTTCGCTCACGGTATAGTCGCTGTACGCCGTGCCGTCCGCTTCGCACAGGGTAAAGTTCACAGTCCCGTCCGTCACATTCTTCTGCCCAATGGCATCCACCGTGCCGTCCGCCGTGTTGTACCGCACCCCGTCCGGGAACACGATCAGCCACGCCCCCATGCTCACAAAGGTTTTTTCGCCCTCACTCACATCGGCCACGGCCTCGCCGCCGTAATACAGCTTCCCGTTCTCTGTCCATGCCAGCGCCGTCTTGGCGCACAGCCCGCCGGGGTTTTGCAGGGTATACAGTTTGGCGCGCGGGCTGCGCGGGGCCATCAGGGGGTAGCGCTCGCTTGTCACGTTTTCCATCTCGTAAAACGCGCCCTCGTCCGGTGCGTCCACATGGCGGTATCCTAAAAATTGCCGGTTCAGCTCGGTGCTTCCCGTTTTGCCCTCCAGCTTTGGCAGCCGCATCACCTCACCCCCCAGGCGTTAAACTTTGCCTCGCTCGCCGGCATGATCTTCCGGTTGTAATAGCTCGCATAGTCGCTGTATGCCTTGTTGTACAGGGCGGCGTTGTTCTGGTACAGGTCAAATTCCTGGTTCTGCATGTCAATCTGCGCGCACAGGTAATACACATACAGCTGGCTGTACGGCTCCGGCGCCAGCAGCACAACACTGTCCGCGCCGCTCTCGTCCGTGCGGTCGTACCCGCCAAACACAAGCTCTGTGCCGTACTCGTGTGTTTTCACCAGCTCCTTAAAAATCGTCTGGTCCACCTCGTTCAGCCACTGCACCAGCACCTCGTCCGGCACGGCGTTCGGCTTTACCTGCTCCACCTGTGTCAAAGCCTGCCGTATCGTCATGTTCTTCACCTCTTCTTACAAAAATCAGGGGCGGCGGGCTTTTCTCCCCGTCGCCCCTGTGTAGGGTGTTGTTCTCTTGCGGCATCAGCCCTGGTGCTGTTTGCCGTCCCGGATCGCTTCGATCATTTCCAGCGTCGCGGCGTCCTGTTCCTCGCTCTGCTGCAAAATCAGCGCCACGGCCTTCGGCACCTCCACCGTCGCGCCGCGCTTGATCTTGTAAAAGCGCCCGTTCAGCCCCACAACAACCTCGTTGTCGCCGGGGTTCTCCCGGTTCACCGGCAGGCGCATCGTCACCTTCTCGGTCATGTTGGGGTCGCCCTCCTCCGCCACGCGGGCGGGGGCCATGGCCTCGCGCTGTGCCTCGCGCACGGCGTCCTCGCCGGTTCCGGCTCCGGCCGCCTGTGCGCTTTCTGCCGTTTCAATGCTTTTTTTCACGCTGCTCATCGCTGTTTGTCCTTTCTGTTATCAGTTCACCGCCGCCTGGCTGCTCCAGGTGCTTCCGCTCTCCACGCGCACCATGTACTCCTCGCTCAGGCGCTCGGCGCACTTGATGGCCTTCCAGCCCACGCTGGAACGCTGGTTCAGCGGGTCGGCGCTGCCGCTGCTGCCCTTCTGCTTCACAATCACTTCCAGGCCGCTGCCCTCCACCTTGGTCTTGCCGTAGGCGTCCGCGCCCAAAAACAGGGTGCAGAAAATGTTGATGGGGCTGGTCGCTTTGTTCGACACGATCTTCGCCTCGGTGGTTTCCACAAAGCGCACGCCGCCCAGCTTGCCGATCTCGCCGTTGTAGATGTTCTCCGGGCTGGCATACTTGTGTACGTCCATCCAGGCGTCGCCCGCGGCCATCATCAGGTCATAGGCCACATACGGGTGAATGATCGCTACATAGTCGCCGTTGATCTTGGGCGCGTTGGCGGCCTTCAAGATCGCCGCCGCGCGGAACACCTGCTTCACGGTCAAAAGGCAGGTCGCGTCCAGGCTGGCGCGGGCCGTCACGGCGGTTTCGGTGCCGTCCGTGGCAATCTTGGGGCAGTACAGCACATTGGTCCCGCCGGCCAGCACCTCGCGGGTCACGGTGTCCAGGGTGCGGCCCGCCTGGTCGCCCAAAAGCCTCGTCGCCTCCACAATGGTGTTGTCAATGGCGGTAAGCTCCAGCATATCGCTCTGCACAATGTAGTCGCCGTACTGCGCCACCGTGGCGGTCTTGCTGGTCACGGTCAGGCTCTTGCCGTCCGGGGTCACACCTTCGGTCAGGGCGGTCGTGGCCTTCGCCAGGCTCGAAAATTTGCGGAACTCGATCGTCTTGCCGCCGTGCGCCGGGATGTTGCGCTCCTGCCCAAACTGGTCGTGTACCAGCTGGGGTTCGGCATTGTCCAGCAGGGTTTTGTCGTAAAAGGTTTTCATTTCGGCGCTCAGGGTGCTGGTGCCCGTCGTCTGGGTGCCCGCAGCCGCAAAGCGCTGGATGTCAAAATGCTGTTTCCAGTTGCAGATCATGGGTTTCCTCCTTCCTGCCCGCCTTTCAGGCAGGCCTTAAAACTCGATTCGTTCTCCGTTCGCCGCGCGCCGGATCAGCGCCATGCGCTGCTCCTTTGTCGAATGTGCCACATCAAACCTTGCCCCGCTGGCGCCGCTGGCCGCCGCGCCGTTTTCCGCCGGGCGGCCCCTGTTGGCGCTCACGCCGGCGGCCACCTTGGCGGCCACCTTCTGCGCGGTGTACTGCATTGCGCCGCCCAAAATCTCGTCCTGGTGGCGCACCTCGTAAATGGTTTTCAGCGGCACCTGCGCGCGCAAAAGCCGCACAAAGTCCGGGTCCTGCATCTCGGCGTTCAGGTCAAACGCCGGGTACTGCGCCTTCACGCCGTCGGCCTCCTGCATCAGGCGCTGGTACGCCTGGTCCATCTGCCGGCGCTGGGCAAGCTCGGCCTGCTGGCGCTGGTAACGGGCGTTCTCCCGCTCCAGCTGCTGCACCCGCATGAACTGCTTCACGTCCATGCCTGCCTCGCCCGCGGCCTCCTCGTACAGCTTCTGGTCGTCGTTCAGCGCCGCCGCAATGCCGTCGTAATCGTCGGCCTTCAGGCTGTATCGCTGGGCCAGCACGTCCATGGCGGCCTGCATCTTGCCGTTGGCTTCCTCGGCGGCCTTTGCCTTGGCAAACCTCTGGTTGATGATCTTCTGCACCCGCGCGTCAAACTCGCCCTTGTATTCGCCCTTCACCAGGGCGTCAAACTCGGCTTTCAGGTCGCGCGGCGTTTCCCCGGCAGTGGCGTCCTGCCCCGTCTGGGCCGCGTTTGGCGCGCTCTGTGCGCCCGCACCGGCCCCTTCGCCCGGCTGCCCGGCGTCGGCAGCGCTTCCGGCGGCCGCAGC